TAGACTTGGACAAAGAGTTATCTAAAATAGAAGGGTTTGAATTAGGTTCCTTACTAGCTAACAATTCATTTAGCGAAGTTGATGAATGGATACCAACGGGTAATTATCTACTTAATGCACAGATCTCTGGATCTCTTTTTGGGGGAATCCCTAATACTAGATCTTTTGGACTTATGGGAGATCCAGGAACTGGAAAATCTTTTGTATGCCTTAATGTTGTTAGGGAAGCTCAAAAGAAAGGTTATGATGTTGTCTATTGTGATACCGAGGGAGCTATTGATAAAACAGGAGCTTTAAAATTTGGTATTGATGCAAATAGATTACGATATCAACCAATAAAAACTGTTTCCCAGTTTCAAACTTTTGTTGCTAATCTAGTTGATATGGTAAACAAAGCTAGAGCTAAAGGCGAATCCCCTAAAATTCTTTTAATACTAGATTCTTTAGGAATGCTTTCTACCGATAAAGAATTAGCTGATGCCATGAGAGGACACAATGCAGCAGATATGGGTGCAAAAGCAAAAGAACTTCGAAAGCTATTTAGAGTTATTACTCTTGATCTTACTGCAGCAAAAATTCCTTTAATTTGTACTAATCACGTTTATACAGGGGGAGGATTTATGCCAACCAAAGAAAGTTCCGGAGGTGATGGACCTATTTTTGCCATGTCAGTGATATCTTTCTTGTCTAAAGCTCAGTTAAAAGAGGGATCAAGTACTACCAAAACCGGTATCGTTGTAACTTCGAACCTAAAGAAAAGCCGATTTACCGTACCCGAACCCGTTAAATTCCATATATCTTTTGCTAACGGTATGAACCCTTATGTAGGGCTACAAGATTATGTTACTTGGGATGCCTGCGGAGTAGAAAGGGGTAAATTAGAAGAAGTTAAAGGACCAGATGGAAAAAAAGAAATTAAATTTACTGCCAATGCTTCTTCTACAAGATGGGCAGTAAAACATTTAGGCAAAACCGTTACCACTTCGGAATTATTTACAGCTAAAGTGTTTACCCCGGAGGTATTAGAGCAATTAGACGATAAAGTAATTAAAAGCAAATTCCATCTTCCAGAGCTTATGGATTATACCGATATTGTAAATTCAATAGACATAGAAACAGAAGACGATTCGGATGAATAGAAATAGAATTAAATTAAAATACGTTTTAAACCTTTGGAAATCACTACCGGGATACCCAACTAAAGAAGATGCTCTTTATGAGATAAAATCTTTTTTAGTTAGGGATTCCAGACCTGGCGAATTTTCTCACCAAACGCTAAATGCAGTTTTTGGACCTAAATGGGAAAAAGGAGAATACGGAAGATTGGTAAATGAATTGATTGAAGAAGGTCTGATAGAGGAAACTAAAAAGGCATCTGCGTCTAAAAAGTGGTATAAACTAAAAAACTAATTTCTTTTAATGGAGCTTTCTCATTCGGAAAATATATTGCTAAGGTACATAATAGAAAATCCTGTCTATTTAGAAACTTGTCTACCCTCTTATTTCAATAATGATTCTTTAAGTGAGATAATGATAGTATTTTCTGATTTCTGGGTTAAATACCACGAAATACCGAAATGCGAACAGATAATAGAATCCTTTAAGATTCAGGGAAAGACAGATAATGTTTCTCCAGATGAGATTAGATCTTTATTTAATATAGATCTAAGAAAATACGAAGATGTTTGGTTGAAAGAAACCACCGAATTTTTTATAGAATATAAAACATTAACTAAATCTGCAGTAGACGGACTTAAGTATATTCAATCAAGCCCTGTAGATTCAGAGAACATTAGAGGGGTTATTGATAATTTCAAAAGAATAATCCTAGAAAGAAATAATATAGATTTTAATTTTGACGAGGGACTAGATTTTTTCAATCCTGATAGTCATAAACAATTATCGCATAGAACTTTTTCAAGCGGATTTCCTTTTATAGATACTGTATTAGGTGGAGGATTTTCAGCCAAAGCTTTATATGTTTTTATGGGTATGCCTAAAGTAGGTAAATCCCTTTGGTTGGGTAATCTTGCCATTCAAGGAATGAAAAAAGGGCATAATGTTGCTATCATATCTTTAGAGATGGGAGATAGAAAATATGCAAAAAGAGTAGGATCTAATCTTTTAAATATACCTATTTCCGAATACAATCAGATATCTAACGACGAAGAGCTAATGAAAAAGAAGCTTAATAATGTTGCTTATGATAATTTTAGTGTACCCGGTCAATTCCTAATAAAAGAATTTCCAACCTCCCAGGCTTCTACTAATGACATAGAAAACTACCTTAAAAAAGTGGAAGAGACAAGGGGAATTAAATTCAAAATAATCGTAATTGATTATATTAATATTATGAAGAATTGGAGAAATCCAAATTCCGAGAATACGTATATGAAAATTAAACAGATTGCAGAGGATTTAAGGGGAATGGCAGTTAGAAATGAATGGGCAATAATAACAGCAACCCAAACAAAACAAGGAGATTTTGATGCCTCTGATCTTTCTATAAACTCTGCAGCAGAATCATCAGGTCTTGTTGCGACTGTAGATGGAATGTTTGGTATTATACAAGATCCTATAATGTATTCCAATGGGGAATATAAATTAAAACTATTGGCTAATAGGGAAGATGGGTATAAAAATTCTCATAAAATTTTTAATGTAGATTACAAATACATGAGAATTATAGAGGATATATCTAGACCTATGCACACAGAATAAAAAATATGAGCGAAGAAAAAATAGAAGCACCCCAGCCCCAGAAGGTCTTAGGTGATAAAATCTTGGGAGCACACAATAATCCTACTAAAGATTATGAATATGTTGATAGCTACGAGGTAGATTCGGATAACTCATATTTAGACCAATATTATGACGAAGAAGATCATAATCATAGAATAAGATTGGAAGAACTAATTTATAGTGCATTTCAAGAATCTAGATGGTTTCCATTAAATTATAAAAAGAAAATACCAAAAGATCTAGTTCCCTATGTGTTTGAAGAAGTTCTAGAAAAATTAGAAGAGACCGAATATTCTTTTTCTGAAAAATTTGTATCTATATGCGACTATATAGGGGTTAGCTACATAAAAGCTTATGAAATAATTCCTATAAAATACAAGGAAATGGTCATAAATGAACTTGAAACTAAGTTCCATATTCTATCTAAAAAGAAGATAAAAAGACTCTTTTAATATGAAATACCCTATAATTAAAAATCTAAACGGGAAGAGAGTGTGGTTCATAACGGATACCCATTTAGGTATTCGTAACAGCTCTAATGAATGGCAATCCATTATGAGAGAATATTTCTTCGATTGGTTTTTTCCTTTAGTTAGGAAAAATTATAGACCAGGAGATGTTCTTATTCATTGTGGCGATTTCTATGATTCACGTCAAAGTATAAACCTAAAAGTTCTAAATCTAGGCGTTGAAGTGGTAGAAGAAATGTCTAATATTTTTAAAGATGGAGTTTATTTTATAGTTGGTAATCACGATATATTTGGTAAAATGTCAAATACCGTAAATTCCTTGAAATCTATAAAATGGATACCCGGCATAACAATATTAGAAGATCCACATACTTTAATACTGGGGGATAAGAAATTCTTTATGATGCCATGGAGAAAAGATCACAAGGAGGAAGAAGAAACTTTGGATTTTGCAAAGCCCCATGATTATCTTTGCTGTCATGCAGACATTAGGGGATTAAGTTTTAGCCGATATGTAAAAGTAGAGACTGGAACAGAAATTAAAAAATTCTCTAAATTCACTAGAGTTTATTCCGGTCATATACATTATGCACAGGAAGTAGGTAATATTAGAATGCTAGGATCTCCATATGAACTGACTAGATCAGATATGGGAAATCCTAAAGGAATACTTCTTTTGGATCTAGAAAAAAACGAAGAGAAATTTTTCTCTAATGATTTTTCTCCAAGATTTAAAAAATACATTTTCGATCAGATACTAGAAAAAACTATAGATGAATTAGAATTAGAATTTAAAAATAATTTTATAGACATAATGATAGACCCTATTATGTCTTTAAAAGCTCCTTTAAGTATATTAACTGATTCTATACAAAGCCAAAGATCCGTAAATTTTCACCCTTACGATCCTAATCAAGCAAATAATTTAACCCAACAGATATTAGATACCGAGGGAAGAATATTTAACGTTATGGATTTCATAGATGAATATGTTAAAGGAATGGATACCGATGATTTAACCAAAGGCAGAATCCTTTCAAGCTTACAGAAATTACATAATTTAGTTGCCGAACAGGACCAAAACCCTATAAGATAATGAAAATATTGAAAATAGAATGGAAGAATTTTTCTTCTTATGGTAATAAAAAACAATCTCTATCTTTTACAGAAGCAAATGGGCTTTTTCAAATTATAGGGGAAAATGGAGCTGGTAAGTCTTCTATATCTCAGGTAATTACTTTTGGACTTTATGGTAAAATAGAAGGTAAAAAATTATCTGATATACCAAATAGAATAAATGGGCATGCTGAAGTTACTATAGAATTTGAAGCTAACGGTAATATAATTAAAGTGGAAAGAGGGTTAGAACCTTCTTACCTTAATCTTTCTTTAAACGGGGTTCTTTACGATCAGGCAGGATCTAGAAATGTACAAGACTACTTGACTGAAGACCTCATAGGCATCCCGTATTACGTGTTTAATAACACTATATCCCTTTCGATAAATGATTTTAAGTCTTTCATCAAAATGAGCCCACAGGACAAGAGAGCTATAGTAGACAAGATATTTGGATTCCAAATTTTAAATAGAATGCGGGATACATTAAAAGAAGAATCTAAAAAAATAAAAGATCGTCTTGATGTTATATCAGGAAATCTAGAATCTATGAATAATTCCATAGCAAAATCCAATAAAGAAATGGATTCTCTTTTAACAGAAATAGAAGAGGAAGCAAAGCAAGAGATAAATAATCTCAATGAGGAATTAAATAAATTTAAAACCCTTCATGGCATACACAGCAAACACATAGAGGATTTTAAAAAAGATGAATCCGATTTTTATTCTATTCTTAAAGAATCAAATCAAACCCTAGTTGAAAATAAATCAGCATATCAAGATCTTTCTAGAAGACTTAAATTATATGAGTTAGATAAATGTCCAACATGCGAGAGTTCTTTAGATACAGAATTTCATAAGTGTGCTAAAGATTCTTTTACCGAAGAAAGAGAAAAATATTTTACTAAAATAAAAGAATTAGAAATTACCCTTTCGGACCTTAAATCTACTGAAAACGAAATTAAAACTCGAAAAAATGATCTTATTTCTAAAGGTGCAAAAATAGAAACGCGAATATCCACTGTCATAAGGGACCTTAAAAAAATAGAGAACAAAGATAGTGATAAGCAAATCCATGCTTTAAAAAGAATTATAGAAAATATGGAAGGTGATAGAGAAAATCTATCTGATGAATCTTTTAAAACCGAAGAAAAAAATAATTGGTTAAGGTTATTAGATGATATTCTAGGGGAAAGAGGGGTTAAACAAATGGCAGTTAAAACCATATTACCTTCTTTGAACTCTGAAATATTTGATCTCATGAGGGAAATGCATTTGGATTATCAAATTATTTTTGATGAGGAATTTAAAGCTTCCCTTTATCATATGGGTATCGAAATTCCTATCCAAACCCTTAGCACGGGAGAAATGAAAAAAATAGATTTTGTTGTCCTAATTTCTATCATGAAATTGATGAAATTAAAATTTAGTTCTATAAATCTCCTTTTTCTTGATGAATTATTCAGTTCAGTAGATCCAGATGGAGTCCATTCTATCTTAAAAATACTCCAAAAAAGTTCTAGAGATATGGGTCTTAATATATTTGTTATAAACCATGCTCCAATGCCTCATGAAATATTCGATTGGAAATTAGAGGTTGCCAAAACAAATAATTTTTCTTCTATTCTTTTGGATAAATTCTAATTTTTATTTTTCTGATATATATGAAAAAGAATAGAATTGAGATCCAGACAAACCCCACAGACAAGTAAAGAATTAAGTTCCCGGCAAAAGCAAGATCAGATTGCAAAGGAAAATAGTAATGTCGTAGGTCTTAATAAAATTCCGGTAAATCTATTTGAAGAAAATAGCAGCGGTCAGGGATTACTAGGGACGGGTTTACTAAAAGAAAGACCAAAGGTACCTATACCTTTTACAGATAAAACAAATCCCCAAGGAAAACCAGTTCTTCAAGAGGTTTCTAAATTTTCTTATTTCTTTGTTAAATTCGATAGCCCAAATGGGGTTGGTTTTGCTTCCGTAATTAAAAATTTCGTAGTAATCAATACACTAAGCCCAATGAGTACCGTGGATTTTTCACAAATGTCAGGGTATTCGATTTCTAACATTTCTTCTCTAACATTAGAAATTTACAAAACTGGAACTTTTATACATCCTACCTATGTGAATTCGGCGGGAAATCCCCTATCGGCAAGATATTCTGAGATCTCTGTACTAAAACAAAGAACACCAGGAAGATTAGACGATACCCCTATAGGGTATCCAGATTTCGATTCAACCCCTAATGGGGTAACTTCTAAAAGGGGACCAATTGCTTCTGCACCTTATACTAATTTTACAAGTGCAACTGGGTTAACTTCTTCTGTTACCATAGTACCAGGAGGAACAGTAGGATTTAAAGACACTAGTCCTTTTCTTCCTTTCAATGCTGGTCCTACTGGGTGGAATTGGAATTTTGGAGCAACTGCTTCACCGACAGGAAGTATTTTACAGAACCCAATAATTACATATGGGGTAACCGGAATATATTCAGTGACACTAACAGCTTCCAATTCTACCGGATCTACAAGTTTCACAAGAACTAACTTTATAAATGTAACTTTTTAAATTATGTCAGGATTTTTAGAAAAATATAACATGGATGATGTTTTCTTAAGGGGTTTAATAGTTGCTCTATTAAATTCTCTTAATGATAGACTTAAATATATTCAAGTTAATGACCAACAAGAAATACTAGAGGTTTACGTACCTTTTTATTTTTCTCTAACGGGGGATGAACCTTTCCTGCAGGATAGCTTTTTAGAATATGTCAATTGTAAAACCGACGAAATACACGCAGAGGGAAATTATGATATAATTCCTAGGGGAGTTGTTACGTTCCAAGGAGTAGATTTAGATACTGGAGGGTTAACTAACAAATTTACAAGAATGAATTATGCAGTGGAAGATAAAACTGGGCAGATGAAAACTTTTTCTTCTTTTACTAATTCTATTCCTTTAAATGTTCCTATTAACGTAGCAATGAAAACTGATACCCTTATAGATGCTTTTAAGCTATTCCAGAGTGCAGTTACTATATTCTATAAGACTTTTACTTTTAGCTTTGAATATGAAGGATTTAGAATTCCTGTTCAAGTTGGGTTTCCGGAATCCTACGAGATAACAAAATCTACGGAATTTACTTTTCAGAGTAACCCTCCTTTTATAGACTTTAATTTTTCTTTAGCTTTAGAAACTTATTTTCCTGAAAAAGACCTTTCTACCGAAAGATTCAAAGGTAATCTTATGCAAAGTGGGATTAGAATGAATCTAAAAACAGGAGGGACCTCAGGACCTAACAATAAAGAATTACTTTAATTTTTTAGATATATAAGAAAAAATTGCAATGGCTTTTAGAGTACAGATAAGAAGAGATACTAGTTTAAATTGGGGAACCAATGATCCTATTCTGCTTGATGGCGAATTTGGATATGAAACAGATACTGGTAGATACAAGATAGGTAATGGTATAGATGTTTGGTCTAATCTAATTTATTCTTTAATAGGTGTAACCGGGCCGACCGGTGGAACTGGAGCTACAGGAGCTACAGGATCTACTGGTCCTACCGGATCTACTGGACCAACCGGACCTACTGGACCAACGGGATCTATTAATATAGTTTCTGTACCCGGAGCGACTTCTTCTCCTGGAAATACTGGGGATTTTGCTTTTAGCGGACCTGATATGTATGTACGCACTGGAAACTTTTGGTATAAATTCACAGGATTACCTTTTGTATAAATTCACAGGATTACCTTTTTAAATAATCGAAACTAATTTTTTGTATCCTCTATAATATATAAAAAATTATGCCAGAAGAAATTAAAATAAACGAAGAGTTATTTTCAGAAATTGAAAAATTAAAAAATGAATTGACTGAAAATGTTATCAAAATAGGAAGATTAAGAATCGAGATTTCATTATATGAAAAAGATCTACACCTTATGAATCTACAATTAGAAAATCTTTGCGGGGATGCAGAAAAAATTAGATCTGTTGAAATGGACCTTAAGAAAAAATTAGATACAGAATATGGTCCTTGTCAATACAATTTTGAAACTGGAACTGTAATAAAATTATAAACCAAAAACCCTTCTGTTCCGCTTCGGATATATAATAATAAATAGCGGACATGAATTTTTACCCCCAGGATAAATTTCCAAAAAAAGGAACCCCAGTGTATAACGGGAATGGAGAACAATATGACTTATCTGATCCAAGATATGCTTATCAGGATGGGCTTCAGAATACACAAAAAAATAAAGATAGTTCCACCGACAATTTATATTCCACTATAGATTCAGCTTTAGCAAGGGCTAAACAAATAGGATGTGAGGGATATCATCAGGTAACTGAAAATGGAAATTCTTACTATAAACCATGTTCTACCTCAAACGAGTACGATTTAAGGATAGAGCAATTAGATAGCTCCCTTAATTTTACTTATATTGGAAACTATAGGGTTCTTACATGGGATACTCCTTTTGAAAGAGCTTCTTCGTATAATGGGTGGATAATAAACACTTTAAATAGTAGCAATAACGGTACAGCATTAGATTCAGAAGATATTTCTATAGAATTTAGGTATTCAATTGATGGTAAAACTTTTTCTCTTTGGGAGAATGTAGGAACAGCTTTAAACGGAATAACCAATAATTTTTCTGAGATTTACGAAGTCCCTTTGGACCCCAATAATAAATTCTATCCAGAATTTAGATTTACCTCCATATTAAAAAATCCAGATGGAACTTTTATAGAGATACCGGATTCACCTATGGATTCTAATATAGTTATAACCGATTTTGAATTAGATATAACTTATGCAGATCCTACGGAATTGCCTATTGTATACCCTTCACCATTATGTTCGAATGAGATCTCAAAAAGACCTATAATATTTTCGGATTGTAAATTTACTTTTAAACCTTATAATATAAACAAAGCTGTTAATCTTTATAACGATTTAAGTTATATGGTTAATAATATATTTGGGTTCGAGATAAATTATTATTCAGTACAGCCGCAAGCAAGGGGGAGAGATGTTTCTCTTAGAGAATATACTATATTTGACGTGGTTGACGAGAAATGTGTTAAAGTTATGGTTCCGGGAAATCAATTTCCCGATAATAAAATAAACTTTGACCCTTTTGGACTTCAATTTGACGAACCTTTTGAAATCCATATAGACAAAAGGTATTTCGAACAAAATTTTGGAAACGGATCACAACCTAGAAAAAGAGATATAATTTATTTTCCTTTAACGAATAGAATATATGAAATAAACTCTATGTATTTATTTAGAGATTTTATGTATTCCCCTGTTTACTTTAAAATAGAATTAAAAAAATATCAGCCAAAAAGCAATACATATTTCCAAGATCCTGCTTACAAAGAAGAATTGGAAGGAATATCTTTAACTACAGAATCTCTTTTCGGAGAAGAAATATCCGCAGAAGAGAAAAAGATAGCAAAACCTCAACAATACGGAATCATAAATACTTTATCCCAGGATCCGGTAAGATCCTACATATATAAAGATCTAGCAATCGTAGGATATGACCTGAATAATAACTGGACAATAGTTTTCAATCATTATTATGATCTATCTTCAGCTTTCAATTATGTTCCTGAATTTACTACCGAGGTGGGAAGCTACAGAAATGCTATAAGGTATAAGGAATTACCTAAATTGTCTTCGGGCGAAGAATTTTCGTATACATGTTGGTTCTCTATGAGGAATGTTTATAATGCTCAAAGTCTTTCTAAAAATTCTTATCCGGTAAGAAATTTAACTTTATCCTCTAGCACTTCTAGTACCCTTACTTTTTCTTCTTCCCCTAGCAAGCATGGACTTTCTGCATGGACGGCTTATTCCGATAATCCAGAAGGGTATGTTGCTATATCAGGAGACGAAACACATACTGGTGGATATAAAGTTCTTAGTGTTATAGACGATTACACTTTTACTATAGAAAATAAATCTATTAATTTTTCTCAAGTTCCTATAATTTGGAAAATGCAAAAAGCACAAAGCAGAAACCTTCTTGATGGCTTATATGAAATTGAATCCGTTACATACGGGATAAGAATAGATATAGTGCATTCGGGTGTAGTAGATGATAAAGGAGTAAATTTTTTAAATATAGGAAGTTTTATAATAAGAATAAACGATGAGGAATTTAATTCAACCCTTCAATTTATTCCTACTTATTCCGAATGGTACGGATTAGTATTTAATTTATCCAATAAGTACAAACAGATATCTATAAATGGCTGGGCTATATCTTTTAATCCACAGGATACATTAGGACAATCTTCTAATCTAACCTCTGTTCATGAAGATTTAAGAAGCTTTATTTCTGATTTTATATTTGATGCCCCTACTAGCCTACAACCTAATTATTTAGCACATTCAGATACATACTTTGAACTTGGAAACACTGGGGGTATAGTCATAGAGCCCCAGCTAAATTACATTGCAGGTCAATCTATTACAGTATACAAGACGGCTAGTAACTATCAAATTTCTAATATTACCTCATATAATTCGGCAACGGGATCATTAGCTTTTGATTCGCCTAACACTATAGTTGGGTCTACCGGGTCTACCGGGTCTAGTTGGATAGTAAATCTAACAGAAGATCCTTTCTACGGAACAGATAATAATACTTATAAGATATGGACAGGTCCAATTTATCTTAGCAATGTAAGATTATTTAAGAATATGATAGATATAGATGTACAATCTACTGTATTAAATCAAAATATAGTTAGGGATGAACAAAATTCACGTATAATTGATAACTGTAAACCTCTTTTAGGACTTCCTAAATTTGCAAGAAATAGATAATATATGCCAAGAAGAAAACCGAAGCCAGAAAAAATTATAGAGGAAAGAATGAAAGAAAGTTTGGACTCTATCATAATGGAGGAATCTTTGGATAGTGTTATAGATTCTAATAGTCTAGATCTTCCAAGGTTAAAGACCACTGATTTGATGAATTATAACGAGGAAAAATCTACAGCTTTTACAGAAGCTAAGACTTTATTAGATTCATTAACAAATTTTTACGTAGATCCAGATAAAATGGGGGGAGCAGATCACCTCGAGCATAAGAAGAAAATGGATGCCGTAAATCTTTCTGCTATGATGTTTCAGTTAAAATCTGCTCAACATGCAATAACTAAAATATTAGAAGAAATAGAATTAGGAAATACCCACCCTAGACTTTTTGAAGTACTAGGTCAGCTTCAGTCCCAAATCATGCAGATGCCTAAAGATTACCAGAATTATATGGAAAGAATGGAACAGGGGTATAAAAGACTAAGAAATGAAATAGATCAAAAAAATCACAATAACGGAATATCAATGGAAAAATCTGGCGAAGGGGATCTTTATGTTCCTTCAGCTAGTTCAGTTTCCGAAAACGGAACTATTAAAAGTAGGGGAACAAAAAATATGATGGAAGGTCTGAGAGAACTTCTAGGACCTGAAATTCAAGACGTGAAAGCTTTAGAAATCGACGAGGAAAAAATAAAACAAATGGATCCCGGAACCATTGTTAATGCAAGATATAAAAAAATAATAGATGTCGATAGGATAGAATCTGATGATGTAAAAAAAGATGATACCTACGAATTAGATGACGATATGTTTTCTTAAATTTTTATATGATAGAAAATAAAAAAATAGGGGAAACCCAGGAAGAAAGTAATTATTGGTCCACCGAAAGAGTAAATGAGCTATTAAGAAAGGCTGACGAAGAAGGGCTTGACTTTAAAAGTGTTGATAATCCATTTCATGATAATAACCCAGAGCTAAAAAGATCTAATGTTCTTTTTGAATACACCAAAGAAGAAACATTAGAAATAAAAAAATGTGCTGAGGACGTTACGTATTTTTCCAAGTATTGTCAAGTAATGACAGATACTGGTTTGAATTATATAAAACTTAGGGAATACCAAATCTCTGTTCTTAAGGAATACCAGAATAACAGGATGAATATATTTTTAGCTCCTAGACAGGTTGGTAAATCTATTACTTCATCGATAATTTTAGTTTGGTATTTACTTTTCAACCATGATAAAAATGCGATGATATTAGCTAACGTTGGGGATACTGCGGAAGAGCTAATGGATAAAATAAAACATATAATTAAAGGATTACCTTTTTTCCTTAAACCCGGAATGAATGTAAATAATGTCATGTCAATGAAATTTGATAATGGCTGCAGGATCTTAGCTAAAACTACTACCAAAACAACAGGTATTGGTTTTACTATTCACTTTCTATATATGGATGAGTTTGCCCATATTAATCCTAATTTTATTGAGGCTTTCTTTAGATCTACATATCCTACGGTTTCTTCTTCTAATGTTTCTAGAATTATAATAACTTCTACCCCCAACGGGATGAATAAGTTTTATGAGATCTATCAATTAGCTTTAGAAGGTAAAAATAGTTTTAATCCGATTAGGGTGGACTGGTGGCAAGTACCGGGAAGGGACGAAGCTTGGAGACAAACCGAGATGGCAAATCTAGGAAGCGAAGAATTATTCAACCAAGAATATGGTAATCAGTTTTTAAGCTCTTCCACATTACTTCTAGGGTCTAATGAATTAAAAAAAATTAAAAATAATGAATCAGAATACGAATGGGCAGAAATCGAATGCCTTCATGATACTGATATCAATTATGAAAATCTAACATGGCATCCAAAATTTAATATAGATAATGCAGACGAAGAAGGTAAAAGATATGTTTTCTCTATAGATCTTAGTGAAGGTAACAAAGGAGATTATACAGTATTAAATATATTTAAATTAACCCCTTTACCTAAATCAATTATTGAAAAAATTGATGATTTTGAAGACGAATCTGATTTTTTTGGTCTTATACAAATTGGGTTATTCAGAGAAAATAATATAAATCTTGATGATTTTACAAAAATAGTTATTAATTTAATTCTTAAAGTATTTAATGCAGATAGAGTTAAAATAGCATTAGAGATGAATTATAAGGGAGATATGTTTTACGAAAAGCTAATATCTAAAGATGATTTTTATGATGAAATGTTTCTTTTCACAAAGCACACAGAAAATGCCAGATTAGCTAAACCCGGAATAAAATATAACGAAAAGATAAAAATGAAATACTGTGAATTATTAAGGTCGCTCGTTAGAAAAGACCGAATAATTATAACAGAAAAAAAACATACAATTTTAGAAATGTTTACCTTTGGCTTAAATTCTAGAGGAACATATTCTGCACAAAGCGGACATGATGATGTTGCTATGACCTTAGTTAATTTATCTGGACTTTTTGACGGATATGATTTTGGACAAATGGTAGGAGAATTATTTGATGAGCTCGAAGATAGTGATTATAAAAGTATGATAATAAATAAAATAGAGGGGATGAATCCCCCTGAATTTGACTCAGAAGGAAATTCAAAAAATATTTATATAACAAAAGAAGGTAAAAGTTATAAGGATTTTAGCGCTTTAATTTGATTTCGAAATTTTTCCGAGGAAATTGAAATCAAATACGATATATACACTGACTAAAAATATATTATTATAATGGCAAGTAAGATTAAAATAGACTACTCTCAGTTTAAAGCTTCTGGAGTTTATACGTTGGAGTTTGACGCTTCCCAAAATGTTATACTAACATCTCAAACAATTCGTCTAGTTGTAGGATTCTCTAATATTGGTCCTTTCAATACTCCGGTTTATATACCGGATGCTACGACAATGATTGCTATATTTGGAGATATAGATAGATCCTTAGAAAATAAGGGATCTTTCTTTCACAGATCGGTTTTCACTTGTTTGAGTCAAGGGCCTGTTTTTGCGTTAAATCTTCTTAGATTAAATGACGACGAATCTAGTGCATCACCAGATGAAGTTACATACAAAGCTTTTTCTTTGGATACAGAACAATATAACGGGGTAATTACCTCAAAGTTATATTCTTCATATTACAATAAAGAAAGATTCTTTTTCCCGGATCCTGAATATTTCTTAGCTACATTAAGTGTGGCGGATCAAGGTAAATTATTTAATTTAACTAATTTAGGAAAAAGTCCGGTAAGTATAATTACTAGAAAATCTACGGATTCAGTATTTCCTTTATTAGGGTTTAATATTTTTGCAGCAGATTGGTATGGAATAAATAATGTTCCTTCCTTTATGCATCCTTATGATTATATTTCAGATTATTTTATTGATGTAATTGCAGTATCAGGGGATTGGACTAATTATCAAGCTTTATCAGTAGACCCTAAATGGAGTTCTTACTTTACCAATAATGGATTCATAAAAAGCCAAATAGATAATTTCTTATCTAATCAAGATGTAAATATAGTAACTTCGGTTACTGGATGTATCATACCTGATTTCGTAGATTTAAACGGAAATAATCAATACATACAAACTTTAGTAAATCAAAATACTCCTTCTACAGGTTTATTCTGCGCTATTGACGAACAAGCATTTGATGATATTTGTAACAGCCCATATAAAATAGATTTAGTAGGTAATCATTTAATAGATGAACTTTCAGGAGATAGAGATCTTGCAACCCCTAGAATTAAATTTCTAAGTTATGATCAAGTCCTAGTAGCAGATTACCTTTACACACAAAATGTAATAGGAGTTACCGGAGCAGGTCCTTTCTTTACCCCAGCAACAGGGGCAACAGTTTTTACTACAGGAGCTAAAGTTGGTACATTATTTACTTTAAACCCAGGAGTTACCGGTGCAACTGCAGGTATTATTAATCAGTCTTTTGCTGCTTATAATTCTACTTTATTCGAGGGAGGATTACATTATCTTCAAACATCAGGAACTACAGGAGCAACCGGAGGTATATCCACAGCTGCCCAAAAAACCTTGTTAAAAGAATTTTTAACGGTAACAAGTTCAAGCGATCAGAAATTCATATTAGGAGTAGTACAAGGAATCGCAGGCCTAACCGGAGCATTAATTAATCAATATCAAGAAGGAGATTTAGTTAAACTTAAAGTTACGGGAACTACCGAAGTAGGAAGCGAATTGAGAATATTATTTAGCCATCCTTTAGATATAGCTTCATATAGAGCCCAAGGTATAGTGGT